CCTTTCTTTACAAAAAATAAAAAAATACATAGTTTTTTTGGAAAAAGCGCAAATAAACCGCTTAATTTAGGTTAAAACAGCTAAAAAGGTATAAATATACTAGGAAAAGTATTAGGGGGCTAAAATAAGCCCTTAATTAGCCTTAGATTAAGCGCTAGGAGGTATAGTATGAATGAATTTAAGAGTTTTTATAAAGAAGTAGGCGGAAATGAGGGGGATAAATGCAAATATAAGACTAGATTAGATACTTACGGGTGCGGGTGCGAGCACGACTGTAAATATTGCTACGCTAAGAGCCTTTTATCGTTCAGGAACTTATGGAACGCTCTTGATCCAGCGGTAGCAAATATAAAAGAGATAGAAAAGGTAGTTAAGAAGATACCTAAGGGCAGTATTATCAGGCTAGGCGGAATGACTGACTGCTTTCAGCCTATAGAACTAAAGCATAGGGTAACTTATGAAACAATTAAGCTTTTAAATAAATACAGAATAGGGTATTTGATAGTTACTAAGTCGCACCTAGTAGCAAATGACGAATATTTAGAAATATACGACAAAGAACTAGCTCATTTTCAGGTAACAGTTACAACATTAGATGATGACTTATCAGTAACATACGAAAAAGCGTCAGTACCAAGTAAAAGAGTAGAAGCAATACTAAAACTACAAGAGCTAGGCTTCGATGTAGCTATTAGGCTAAGCCCTATTATTGAAGAATTTATGGATTTTGATAAATTAAATAATTTAGGTATTAAAAAAGCAATAGTTGAATTCTTAAGAGTTAATACTTGGATTAAAAAGTGGTTTGATATCGATTATAGCAAATATAAGTTAAAACAAAGCGGATATAGATTTTTAAGATTAGATGATAAAAAGGAAATAATAAAAAAAATAAAAATACCAGAAATAAGTGTATGCGAAGATTATTCACCGCACTATAAATACTGGGAAGTAAACGTAAACGCAAACAGGAACGACTGCTGTAATTTAAGGAGGTAATGAAATGAAACAAATGAAGATAGAATATAAAAATATTGAAGATATCATACCTTACGAAAACAATCCAAGAAAAAATGACGAAGCTGTAGACTATGTAGCAAACTCAATTAAAGAGTTCGGCTTTAAAGTACCTATAATTATAGATAAAGAAAATGTAATAGTAACAGGTCACACTAGATACAAAGCAAGCCAAAAGCTAGGGCTTACAGAAGTACCAGTTATTTATGCTGATGACTTAACAGAAGAACAAATAAAGGCTTTTAGAATAGCTGATAATAAAGTATCAGAGTTTTCTAACTGGGACTTAGAAAAATTAGAGCTAGAGTTAGAAGATATTAACCTAGATATGAGCGACTTCGGGTTCGAAGACGTAGAAGTAAACGTAGAAGAAGATACAGGCGAAATAGCCGAGCCAAATTTCAATTATAAAGAACAATACGGAGTAATCGTAATGTGTAAAAATGAAGAAGACCAAGAGAATATTTATAATAGACTATCTCAAGAGGGATACGAGTGTAAGGTGGTATCTGTATAATGAAAATTGAAGTTCATAATAGAGTTAGTGATTTTAATAGCTATAGATCAGCTAGGGTTAAATCATTATTCAATGCTGAAAGTGGATGCAACTTTGATTTAGAAATAGATAACGTAGACCTAAGCGGTGACTGGAACATCGGGGTAGTAGTCGGACCTTCAGGAAGTGGTAAGACTTCTATAGGTAAGATGATATTTGGAGATAATAAAATATATGACTACCACGAGGGCTGGGCTGACGATAAGCCTATTATAGATTGCATAGCTCCTGACGGTGACTTTAATGAAGTTACTGGGGCTTTATCTAACGTAGGGCTAGGAGATGTACCAGCGTGGCTAAGACCATTTAGGGTATTAAGTAATGGGGAACAGTTTAGAGCTGGGCTTGCACGTATGATATGCGAGAAGCCTACGGAAATAGTAGTAGATGAATTTACTTCAGTAATTGATAGACAAATAGCAAGAATAGGAAGTCAAGCCTTTCAAAAATCGTGGAGAAAAAATAACCCTAAGGGTAAGATAGTACTACTAACTCCACACTATGATATATTAGACTGGCTACAACCTGACTGGGTTATAGATACCAAGACAAAAACATTTCAAAGGGGGTTACCCCGACGCAGACCAAAAATCGAACTGGAAATTTGGAAGGTCGACTCAAGTTACTGGAAGTTTTATAAACCGCATTACTATTTAGATCTACCTATGCCAGTATCAGCCGAATACTATATAGGAACTGTAGATGGGGAGCTAGCGTGCCATATAGCTGTATGCCCTAGATTTGAAATAAAAGGCTACAGGGGTACAAGGCTAGTTACAATGCCCGAGTGGCAAGGTGCAGGAGTAGGAAGTAGGTTCTTAAACTTCATAGCTCAATATCACCTAGACGGTAACGGTAGAAACGGACACAAGTACTCAATGTATTTTCATACTAGCCACCCTCAGCTATGTGGGTATTTAAGGCATAGTAAAAGGTGGGCACAATGTAGTGCGGTGCTGTACGGCGGAAATAAAACAAAAAGTAAAAAGTCAATGAATAGATCACAGGTAAAGTATGGCGAGAAAATAATGGGTACAGGCTACGGCGGACACTTTAGAGCAATACAAGGATTTAAGTATATAGGAGATAGATAGAATGAAAATATTTATATGTGGACAGAGAACCTTCGGTAGAGAAGTATTAAAAGCTCTATATAATGAAGGTCACGAGATAGTAGGAATTGCTCCAGCACCTCAACAACAATGGAAAGATAAAATGGTAGGCTTCGCTATGTTAAAAGGTATTCCAATAATAAGTGACTGCGATAGAATTACATCTAAAGATATTCCCGATGGAACAGACTTAGTTATATCAGCACATAGCCACTGGATTATTAGTAAGAAAATAATCGAAAAGTGTACTTATGGTGGTATCGGATTTCATCCGTCTTTACTTCCAAGACACAGGGGTCAAGATGCTGTTAGATGGACGGTTCATATGAAGGACTATATAACAGGTGGAACTATTTATCAGCTAAACGATAAATGCGATGGTGGAGATATAGTTTTACAGAAACAATTATGGGTAGATCCAAAGTGGGATTATCACGAGCTATGGGAGAACTTATTTCCTATAGGGGTAGAGCTAATAGTAGAAGCAGTAAGACTATATGAAAAAAACAACGGCCAAGTTCCAACCGTAAAGCAAGATGAAACTTATGCAACATGGGAGCCTTCATGGGATAGACCAAGATTAAAAAGAAACGAACTAATACAGTTAGGATTTTAGGTGGTGATTAAATGGCAAAGTTAACGTTAAACGAGCAGGCTCAAGAAATTATTAGAATAGCTGAGGAGAGCGGAGTTCAAAGCAATTTCTTTTTTATTACTACATTCAAAAGGTATCAGGTACAGTTAAATATGTTAAATGAGCTAGAGAAAAAAATGAAGGATGACGGAATGCTAGTAACAAAGGAATACGTAAAAGGGAGAAAGAACTTATACTCTAACCCAGCGTTAAAAGAATACAACGCTACAACAGATAGCGCTAATAGAACAGTAGCGACACTTATGAAAATTATTAAAAATTACAACGTAGAGGACGGAGAGGCAGAAACAGAAGTAGATCCACTACTAAAAGCAATAAACGGTAGTGATGACGATGAAGAATAAAGCATACGATTTTTGTAAAACATCTATCGGTGAAGATACTACACCTAAGTATGTAAAACTACAGATGCAGGAATTCATTGATATATGCGATGATAAAAACGATAAATATAAAATAAGCCAAGTAAAGTTAAAGCAAGTAAATAATATATTAAAATTATTGGTAATGCCTAAAGGACTAAAGGCGGGGCAAACGCTATACGAAAGTACTACAGGCTACCAGTGGTTATTTTATATTGCTATACTATGCACAGTATACAGGGACAACGAAAAGAAAAGAAGATACGAAATAGGAGTGCTAGAAATTTGTAGAAAGAATTTCAAAACATTCACAATAGCTACAATATTTATACTGCTATTTCTAACAGAGCCTAAGTTTTCTAAATTCTTTAGTGTAGCTCCTGATGGAGCTTTGTCTAGGGAAGTTAGGGAAGCAATAAGCGAGATAATTAGATCTAGTCCTTTAATATACGAGTATAAGGCGACTAAAAGATTTAAAATATTAAGAGATTATATTTTATTTAGACCAACGCAGGTAACATATATACCGCTAAGCTATTCTACGAGTAGATTAGATGGTAGGCTTCCTAATGCTTTTATAGTTGACGAAGCTGGGGCGTTACCTACTAGCTACGCTATAGAGAGTATGAAGTCAGGTCAGTTAAATATACTGAATAAATTAGGCTTCATAATTAGTACTAAGTACCCTACAATAGATAACCCCTTTGAAGATGAAGTAAGGTATTCAAAAAAGGTACTTGACGGGCTAGAAAAAGACGAGACTAGATTTAGCCTACTATACGAGCCTGACAAAGCTAAGGACTGGGAAACGGACGATATGATATTAAAACAAAGCAACCCAGTAGCTTTAGAAATACCTGAGATATGGGATGACTTAGTAAAGAAAAGAGCGTACGCAATAGCGGTGGAAAGTGCTAGAGAAAACTTTGTAACTAAGCACTGTAATATAATCTATCAGGGAACAGGAACAGAAACATATATAGATGTAAAAGACCTACAGGAATGTAAACAGGCTAAAATAGACTGGAGAGGTAGAGTAGTCTACGTAGGGCTAGACTTATCAGAGAGTAACGATAATACTTCAGTAAGTATGGTAACGGTAGACGATAATAACAACGTGCTAGCTGATAGCTTTGCATTTATTCCTGAAGGTAGAATAGAAGAAAAGACAGTAACAGAGAAGGTAAACTATAGAGAGCTAATTAAAGCTGGAAAGGTAATAGCCTGTGGAGATAAAGTAATAGACTATGCGGTAGTAGAAGACTTTATATTAAATTTAGAGAGTAAATATGGTGTGCAGATCCAAGCAATAGGTTACGACCGCTGGAATGCATTAAGTACCGCACAAAAGCTAGAGAGAGCGGGGTATAACCTAGTAGAAATAAGACAACATTCGAGTGTACTACATCCGCCTACAAAGTTACTAAAAGAAAAGATATTAGCTAAAGAGTTCGGTTATGAAAATAATACGTTATTAGAGATTAACTTTCAAAATGCTAGATGTACTTATGATACTAATAAAAATATGTACGTTCATAAGAAAAAGTCAGCTGGAAAGGTAGATATGGTAGTATCAATGCTAAATGCGATATACCTATTACAACAAGACGTATTTTTAAATCAGATGGACTTTGCTATTCAGGTAATTTAGGAGGGTAATATGGTAATAAAGCACGATAATATTTTCTACATAGCAAATATACACGCAATAGGTGGGGTTGAAACCTACGTATATGAGCTAGCTAAAAAATATAAGGACTATGATATAGCGGTAGTATGTAAAGATATAGCACCAGAGCAATTAAGAAGGTTAAAAAAGTTCTGTAGGGTATATATTCATACAAATGAGCCGATAGAATGCAAAGTACTAATTACTAACTGGGATACTTCTATAGTTAAGTACGTAAATAAAGAAGCTAAAGTATATACTGGGCTACATACAGACTATAGTAATTCAACAGAGATACTAGGGCTACCTAAAGACGACCCTAGAATAACGTATATTGGAATAACAGAAGATAGTAAGAAAAAGTTTGAAGATATTACGGGTATAAAAAGGACAATTCTATGTAGAAACCCGCTAGAGCTAGAGGAAGACCCGCCAGTACTTACTTTATTTAGTGCTACTAGATTAAGCGCTATTAAAGGCGGAGATAGAATGTTAAAGCTAGCGAACGAGTTAGATAGACAGGGAATAGGCTACGTATGGTTTTTATATACAACAGACGAATATCAAAGTAACCCCGTATGGAAAAATAAAAACGTAATACATATGCAAAATAGACTTGATCTAGGAAAGTTTATGAGAAAAGCCGACTGGGTAATTCAACCGTCAATATGTGAGGGAGATAGCTATACCTTAAGAGAGGCGCTATATAGAGGAGTTCCAGTAGTAGTATGCGAATTAGGATACTTTAAGGAAATAGGAATAAAGGACGGAGAAAACGCACTATTCCTAAAGGAAGACTGTAGTAACGTAAAAGAAGTAGCGCAAAAAATGAAAAAGCCTCTTAAATTTAAGTTTGAGCCGATAAAAGACGGCTACGATAAACTACTAGCAAAAGGTAGAAGTTTATATCAAGAGGAACTAAAAACGATGGTAGAAGTTCAGTGTATAAAAAAATACAATGACTTAGAATTAAATGAGCTAAAAACCCCAGACGACAAACCATATAAGGTAAATAAAGTAAGGGCTGAGGAATTAGAAAAATTAAAATTTGTAGTAAGGAGGTAGTACGATGGCAAAAGTAAAATGTGTAGTAGCTTACAATGACTTACAATTAAAAAGACTAGTAGAAGTAGGCGAAGAACTAGACTTAGCTGATGACAGAGCTGAGGCTTTAATAAAAAAAGGCTTAGTAGAAGCTACTGAGGTAGTTGTAGAAGAAAAAAAACCAGTAGTAAAAAAAGCAAATAAAAAAAGATAAAAGTATAACGTCTTGGAGGAGGTGAGAGTATGGGACTATTTGACAGATTTAGAAAAGAAGAAATCAGAGAGGAAGCACCAGCGCCAGTTCAACAAGAAATGGTAGCTAGTGACGTACTACTACAGGCTTTATTAAATAGTCAGCCAATAACAAGAGACCAAGCCTTAACACTTCCAGCTGTGTCAGGGGCTGTGGATCTAATAAGTGGAATAATTGCATCTATGCCAGTAAAACTTTACAAGTACGTAGATGGAAAAGTAGAAAGTAGAGATGATGACCCTAGAGTAAAACTTTTAAATGGTGATACTGGGGACGACTTAGACGCTTTTCAAATGAAAAAGGCGATGGTAGAGGACTACCTATTAGGAAAAGGTGGGTATTGTTATATCAGAAAAAGTAGAAATGAAGTAACTGGACTATTCTACGTAAAAGATATATTTATAAGTGCAATTCCTAATTTTAAGCCAATATTTAAAGACTACTATTTTATAGTAGAGGGTAAAAACTATCAAAAGTATGAATTTATAAAGTTGCTTCGTAATACAAAAGACGGAGCTATAGGTAAAGGGCTAACAGAAGAAGTAGGAACAGCCTTAGAAACAGCCTTTAATACATTACTATATCAATTAAATATAGTTAAATCAGGTGGAAATAAAAAAGGTTTCCTAAAATCACAGAGAAAGCTAGGGCAAGAGGAAATAAACGTATTAAAACAAGCTTGGAATAACCTATATGGAAATAGCACAGAAAATGTAGTAGTACTAAATAACGGGCTAGAGTTTCAAGAGGCTAGTAATAGCTCAGTAGAGATGCAATTAAATGAAAGTAAGAAGACTTTACAGGATGAAATAAATAATATATTTCATATACACCCTAATGACTTCTATTTAACATTTAAAGAAGCAATATACCCTATAATTAAGGCGTTTACAACAGCCTTAAATAAGGACTTATTACTAGAAAAAGAAAAAAATAAAATGTTCTTCGAGTTTGACGTTAAAGAAATCTTAAAAGCTAATGTAAAAGAAAGATACGAAGCATTAAAGATAGCTAAAGAAATAGGACTAATGACTATTAACGAAATGCGAAAATCCGAGAATATGAATGATATAGAAGGACTAGACGTTATTAACGTAGGACTAGGAGCAGTATTATATGATACTAATACGCATCAGTTCTATACACCTAATACAGATACAACAGCTAATATCACAGACCAACCAGAAGAACCAGAAAGTGCAATAACAGAAGATGCAGAAGCACAAATTCAAAAGTTATTATTAGACAAAGAACTAGATACACAATTCGAACAAGATGGTAATAGCTCAGATGCTTAGGAGGAGGTGAGAAAGTGAAAGTAAATATTAGGGCTGATAAAGTAGAAATAGAGGGCTACGTAAATGCTATTGAAAGAGATAGTAAACCGCTATGGAGTAGAGTAGGACAATTCATTGAAAGAATTTGTAAGGGTGCTTTCAAAAAGGCGCTAAAAAGAAATGATGACGTACATATCTTACTTAACCACGACTGGAATAGGGATTTAGGTAGTACTAAACAAGGAAACCTAGAACTAGAGGAAGATAATATAGGGCTAAGAGTAAGAGCCTGTATTACAGACCCCGATGTAGTTAAGAAAGCAAGAGCTGGAGATCTAGTAGGATGGAGCTTTGGATTTAGAGATAGGGACGTAGAGAATTCTATCAGGGATGGAATGCCACACAGAGCAGTTAAGGATTTAGATCTAGCCGAAGTATCTATACTAGATAGAACTAAGTCGCCAGCTTATGAGGGTACACTAATCACAGCTAGAGCGGAAGGAGAAGAAGTACTACACTTTAGAGGTGAGGACTTCATAGATGACGTAGAAGTAAAAGAGGAACAACCAGAGGTAACAGAAGAAGTAAAAGAAGAACCAGCTACAGAAGTAGTAGCTGAGGTGCAAGAAGAAGCACCAACAGAGGCAGAGCCTAAGCAACAAGAAGAAGTTGTAGAAATAGATTATTCTAAATACGAAGAAATCATAGCAGAAATGAAGGAGGAATTATAACTATGGAAAAAGGACTAATCGAAAAAAAGAATGACCTTATTACAAGAGCTGAAGAAGTACTTAATAAGGTAAAGGCTGAAAAAAGAGAACTAACACCAGACGAAGCTCAAGAATTAGCAGAAATTCGTGACGATGTTAGAAAAATTAAAGAAACATTAGAATTAAAAGGTTTCTTTGACAAAGAAGGAGGAGACAAACCAATGGAAGAAGTAAAAGAAGTAGAAATCGACAAAGAAGAAGAAAGAGCAATGCAAGATGAAAAAGCATTCGAAAGTTATATCAGAGGTACAGTAACTAATGAAAGAGCTACTAACCTAACACCAGCATCAAATAGTGGTGGAGTATTAATTCCAACTACTATAGCAAACCGTATCATCAAAAAAGTTTATGATATGTGTCCTATCTTAGAAAAATCAACTAAGTACAATGTAAAAGGAAAATTAGAATTACCATACTATGATGAAAGCACACAATCTATCACAGTAGCATGGGCTACAGAATTCCAAGACTTAGAAAGTAACGTTGGTAAATTTACTAACATCACTTTAACTGGATACTTAGCAGGAGCATTATCTTTAATATCTCGTTCATTAATCAACAACGCTCAATTCGATGTAGTAGCATTTGTAGTTGATAGAATGGCTTACGATATTTCAAGATTTATTGAAAATGCATTATTAAATGGATCAGGAGACGTTACAGGATTATCTACAGTAACAAATGTAGTAACTGCTGATAGCTCAACTGAAATCACTGCTGATGAATTAATCGAAGCTCAAGGAAAAGTTAAAGACGTATTCCAAGCTAACGCTATTTGGATTATGAATGAAGAAACAAGAACTGCAATTAGAAAATTAAAATCTGAAACAGGTTCTTATTTAATGACTGAAATTTATGACTTATCTTCACCATTCAAAAATATGTTATTAGGAAAACCAGTTTATATTTCTGATAATATGCCAAAAATGACAGCTGGTAATAAAGCAGTTTACTATGGAGATATGTCAGGATTAGCTACTAAATTCTCAGAAGATATTAACATCGAAGTATTAAGAGAAAAATATGCTACTCAACACGCATACGGAGTAGTTGGATGGTTAGAATTCGATAGTAAAATCGAAGATCCACAAAAAATCTCAGCTATCAAAATGGCTGGAACAACTCCAAGTGCTTAATTAAATAAATAATTATTCGTTGCTTAGGTAACTCCAAAAAAAAGGAGGTAGAAAATGAATAGTATTTCAAAAGTAAGTGATATAACTACAGATGATATAGCTGAATATATCAGACTAGTAGACTATACACAGGAAGATGAGAATACACTATCTAATTTATTGGAAATTGCTAAAACTTTTATATCAAACTATACAGGGCAAGTAGATCTAGACCAGTTTCAAGACTTCGTAATAGTAGCACTAATACTTTGTCAGGATATGTGGGATAATAGAACGCTTTACGTAGATAAGGCTAGCCTATCATACCCAGTCGAGACTATTCTAGGTATGCATAGTATTAATCTGTTATGAGTAAGACGGTAAACGCGGGCAAGTATAACCGTAAAATAGTTATATATGAAATAGTAGAGGGTATAGATAGCGCGGGCTTCCCAGCAAACGTAGAAAGTGAAATACTAACTACTTATGCTGAGGTAAAAACCCTACGAGGCTATACCCTAATAGTTAATAATAGTGACTTCGATAAGGCATACGTAAACTTTATTATTAGATACTCGCAAGCTGTATATGATGCATACTACAATAGCGATAATTCAAATAGGGACGTACTTATAAAGTTCAGGGGTAAAGACTACAAAATAGAATACCTAAACAATATAGACTTCGCTAACGTTGAATTAGAGCTACAAGCTAAGGAGGTAACACACTAATGGCTAAGTTTGTAATGCAACTACCTACAGAGATACTAAAGGATATAGAGTATATTAACGGAAATAGTGATAAGATATTCGGGGAAATGACACAGGCAGGAGCTAACGTAACTATAAACAACGTAAGAAGTAATATTCCTAAGGGGTTTGTAGATAGCGATATAATGAATTGCTTAAAGATTACTAGAGTATATAAAACTCCGTCAGATAACGGAATAAATACTAAAGTAGGCTTCTTCGGGTACTTCACTAACAAGAATGGGGTTAAAACACCAGCTCCGCTAGTAGCTAATGTATTCGAGTACGGGTCTAGCAGGTTTACAAAGCAACCTTTTTTTAGAAGGTCTTTTAAGAAGGCTCAAATAGAAAGGGCTATGCTAGAAGCACAGAAGAAATTTAGTAGAGGTTTATTAAGTGAATAACGAGCTACAGACTATATTTACGAACTTCAGTGTAGACGGGGTATCTATTCCAGTATCATTTTTAAGATATACGGGTAGATCGACAGCCTATATAACTTATCAGGAAATACAGGACGATACCTCATTTAGTGCTGATGATAGTTTACAAGCCTACGTAACTTATTACGACTTTGATATATATAGTAAAGGTAATTATTTAAAAATAGTAGAAAGTGTAAAAGAAATATTAGAAGCTAATGACTGGAGATGGCAACCTAGTATGACTTCGCAAGATTTATACGAAGAAGATACAGGCTACTTTCACAAAACGTTATGCTTCGCAAAAATAAAGGAGGAGAACAATGGCTAAAATAGGATTAGAAAACTTTTTATATGGAATACTTACAGAAGCTCAAGATGGAACTGCTACTTATGGTGAAGCAAAAAAACCAGGTAAGGCAGTAAGCTGTAGCGTAAGTATTTCTAATAATGACGCTAAGTTATATGCAGACGATAGCTTAGCAGAAAGCGATACAAGCTTCCAAAGTGGAACAGTATCTATGGAAGTAGATAACGCAGATATGACTACACAAGCTACATTATTAGGGCATACAGTTTCAGGAGATGAAATGGTACGCAACGCTAATGATACAGCTCCATACGTAGCATTAGGACGTATCGTTACTAAAATGATAAATGGTGCAAGCAAATATAAAGTAGAATTTTTATGTAAGGTAAAATTCTCAGAGCCAAGCCAAGAAAACACAACTAAAGGAGAAAGCGTAGAGTTCGGGACTACTACACTAGAAGGTATCGTATCTACACTAGCTAACGGAGACTGGAGTAAGACACAAACATTTGATACATTAACAGAAGCTAAGGCTTACTTAAATGGATTATTCGGGTCAACTCCAAGTGCATAATATTAGGGTAGGCGAATAAAACCTACCCTTTTTTTTAATATAGGAGGTAAATGAAATGAAAGACAATGCAGGAAAAATTACATATAAAGAAAAAGAATATAAGGTAGTATTTAATCTAAACGTAATGGAGGCAATTCAGGACGAATACGAAACAATAGATAAGTGGACTGAGTTAACATCAGGAGTTAACCAAGAAGTAAACGTAAAAGCCCTAAAGTTCGGGTTTATGCAAATGCTAAATGAGGGGCTATCTATTGAGGCTGATGAAAAGGGCGAAGAATTTAAGCCAATTACATCATCATTCGTAGGTAGAATGCTTACAGATATCGGGTTAGAAAATATGACAAAAACTCTACAAGAAACAGTTGTAGAAAGTACTAAAACAGATGAAGGAAAAAACGAGTAATTCCTGATGTAATAGAGGGAGAAGAAAGTAAGCCTATTGACTTTACTTTCTTTTATTATATCGGGAAGGCTAAGTTAAATTTATCTTTTAAAGAAACTGGAAGGCTAACATACAGGGCATTTAGTAAATTATATAAGCACTATAAGGATACCTTTGATCTAGAACTACAGATGAAATTAAAAGGGGTAACCTATAGTCAGCTATATACTAGACAGCAACAGGAAGACGAGTGGCTTTAAGTTTCAAAAAGAAAAAATAAAATAAAAAAATTGTTCTACGTAGAACAAAGAAAGGACGGTGGAATATGGCTAGCTTCGGAGGTTCAATAAAACTAACGGGAGCAGACGAGTATAAGAACGCCTTAAGGCAAATATCACAAAGCCTAAGGGAAACAGGATCAGAGCTAACAGCGGTAGCAAGTAGGTATGATAAAAACGATAGCTCATTATCGGCTTTAAAAGCAAAAACTACGGAAATGACTAGCGTACTAGCTAAGCAACAACAAGCCTACTCAAATTTAAAGAGCGCATATGATAGCTTTAGTGCTAAAGTAAGCCAGCAAGCTCAAGCCCATGATAAACTAGTTCAAACATACGAAAAGGAAAAGAAAGAGCTAGAAAATATCCGTAAGGCATCAGGAGAAAGTAGTCAGGCTTTTCAAGATCAACAAGCTAAGGTAAATGAGTTAGCTAGCGCACTAGCTAAAAGTTCTCAAAATATGAATGATAATGAGATAGCACTAAGTAAAATGAGAACTCAGCTAAACCAAACAGAAGCTTCAATAAATAAAACTACTAAAGATATAGAAGGTCTAGGTAATGAAGCAGAAGATAGCGGAGAAAAAGCCAAAAAAGGTGGAGACGGCTTCACAGTATTTAAAGGTATCCTTGCTGACTTAGGGTCAAAGGCAATAATGGGTGCGATTAGTTCCCTAAAACAACTAGGCGATGCTCTAGTAGACGTAGGAAAAAAAGCCTTAAGTAGCTATGCAGACTACGAACAGCTAGTAGGTGGAGTTGAAACTTTATTTAAAGAAAGCGCTGGAACAGTAGAGGGCTATGCAAATGAAGCATATAAGACAGCTGGTATTAGTGCTAATAAATATATGGAGACTGTTACTAGCTTCTCAGCATCTTTATTACAAAGTCTAGGCGGAGATACGCAAAAAGCGGCAGAGTACAGTAATAGGGCTGTTATAGATATGTCAGATAACGCTAATAAGATGGGTACATCTATAGAAATGATACAAAATGCTTATCAGGGCTTCGCTAAGCAAAACTATACAATGCTAGATAACTTAAAGCTAGGTTATGGTGGTACTAAAACAGAAATGGAGCGACTAATTAAGGACGCTTCAGGAATGACAGAGGAAATGGAGAAGCTGGGAGTAACAGTAGATGCAGATAGTATGTCGTTTGGTAACATAGTAAACGCTATCAGCGTAATGCAAGAGCATATGGGAATAGCGGGAACAACAGCAAAGGAAGCAAGCGAAACTATATCAGGTTCAGTTAACTCTATGAAATCAGCGTGGAGTAATTTACTTACGGGAATAGCTGACGATAACGCTAACCTAGAGGACTTAATGGGTAAATTAGTCGACAGTATAGGAACAGTACTTAAGAATATAATTCCAAGAGTACAACAGATCCTAACAGGAATGACTAGTATGTTTGGAGAATATATACCTAAAATGTTAAAGGAGCTATTTTCACAAATAAAAGAGCAAATATCTCCAATGGCAAGTCAAGCGGTTAAATTAGTAGCTTCTTTAGTAAATGCACTTCTAAGTAGCTTACCTATGCTAATAGAAGCTGGTGCGGAACTTATAAACGGTCTATTAACAGGTCTAGGGGAGGCTATACCGACTATTTTAAATACAGTTATAGAAATAGTACCGCAAATAGTAACAAGTCTAATAGGGGCTATTCCAGTACTAATAAACGGTGCGGTTCAGTTCTTTATGGCAATAGTAAAGGCAATACCAACTGTTATAAAAAATCTAGTAAAATCAATACCTTTAATAGTAGATGCTCTTATAACAGGTCTTTTAAAGGCAATACCAGAGGTTATATCGGGAGCTTTACAACTACTTACGGGAATAGTCGAAGCAATACCAGAGCTTATACCTATTTTAGTTCAAACATTACCTGAGGTAATATTCACTATCGTTAAGGTATTAATTCAAAATATACCGCTACTATTACAAACAGGAGTTTTAATTATCAAAACTTTGATAGAGGGTATAGTATCAATGATAGGTAACTTAGGCGAAAGCGCTAAGGGAGTAGGTAAAACATTTTTAGATAACGCTATTACTTTCTTTCAAGAGCTACCATCTAAAGTATGGGAGTGGCTAGTAAATACACTTACAAAAATAGGAGAATGGGCTCTTAGCTTAAAGGATAAAGCAATAGAAGCTGGTAAGAATTTTATAGATAATGTTATTACTTTTTTTCAAGAGCTACCTGAAAAAATCGGCTTTTTATTAGGGCAAGCTATAGGATACATTATTAAGTTTGGATTGGACACTTGGAACTGGGTAACTACTAAAGTTCCTGAGATTATACAGGGTATAGTTACATTCTTTCAAGAGCTTCCAACTAAAATATGGACTTTCCTACAAGACACGTTCGAAAAAATTGGAGCGTGGGGTATTAGTATGAAAGATAAGGCTATAGAAACAGGTAAGAACTTTATAACTAACCTTATAAATTTCATAAAGGAACTACCTAGTAAAATAGCTACCTTCCTAACAGATACAGTTAATAAAGTTATTCAATGGGGAAGGGACTTAGTAGCAAAAGGAAAACAAGCCGCTATAGATCTAGTAAACAACATAGTAAATACAGTAAAAGGGCTACCTAGTAAGATGCTTAATATCGGTAAAAACATAGTACAGGGAATATGGAACGGTATTAACAACGCAAAAGACTGGGTACTAGGTAAAATAAAAGGTTTCGGTAAAGCTATTCTAAATGGAATTAAGTCTATATTCGGTATACATTCACCTTCAACGGTAAACTCATAAATGCCGTTGTAAAACCCCTGAATTAAGCTGGAAGGCTAAGTCAGAAATGATATGCTAATCAGAACCGAAGGCTATACTAAGTATAGTCAGGGGCAACGCATAGGAGTTGAAAAGATATAATACTCCCACGAGGCAGGGGCAACTATTATTAGTTGAAAAGATATGCTGACCTTATAGGAAACTATAAGAAATAAAGGATAAAAAGCCTTTATGATAACAAAAGTGGTTTAGGGATCAAGTAGGAAAGAACTTAGCACTAGGTATAGGTGAAGGTTTCGAAGAAGAAATGAAGGAAGTAACAGCAGATATGCAAGATGCACTACCTACTAGTTTCGATACAGATCTAAACGTAGGAAGCAATTCACTAGGAGCATCTTTTAACTTCGATAGTATGGTAGTAGCTTTTAAAGAGGCACTAAGCGATATGAAAATAGAATTAGACGACGAACAGGTAGGACGTTTCGTAGAAACTACCGTAACAAATGCGATATATAATTAGGAGGTGGTAGAATGAGAAATTATATAATTCTAAACGGAGTAAACTCTAATACAATTACAGGACTGTTAATATCTACATTACCACCTATTACTAAGCCTAAAATAAGAACACAGGTAGAAGAAATAGACGGTAGAGACGGAGATATAGTAACTAAACTAGGATACTCAGCATATGAGAAAGAGTTTGAAATAGGACTATATGGAGATTATGACGTAGATAAAGTTATTACATATTTTAATAGCTCAGGAACTATAACTTTTTCAAATGAGCCAGATATGTATTATAACTACGAAATATTAGATCAAATAGACTTTGAAAAATTGTTAAGATTTAAAACAGCAAAAGTAAAATTACACGTACAGCCTTTTAAATATTCATTATTAAATACAGAAAAAGTCTTTACAATAACAGACGAGGAAGAAATAGCAATAAGAAATAATGGAGACTTTTATTCAAGACCAAAAATTACG